CTATTGTCTCATCACCTAGTGTTGCAGTTCCAGCTATTCCGGTAACAGAGACAACAAAATCAAGATTTACTGTTTCATTGCCTAACCCCGTTGTACCAGCTACACCAGTAACGGCAAAAGATAAATCAACCGAAATTGATTCATCACCTAATCCCGTAGTTCCGGCTACACCTGTTACTATAACAGGAACTGGTTCGTCCCAAGTCCCGCTAGACCAAGTACTTCTGCCCCAACCAGTGATATTAGCCATACAAGCTAGGCTATTCTAATTATAGCCGTTGAAGATGAAGCTGTCGGAAATTGTATTGTAAAATCTCCAGAAGAACTCGATTTATCCGCACCAAAATCTAAAATAAGAACTGACGTATCCCCAGAAACATCTTCATTAAAGATCATAGCTCCACGAGCAGTAATAGTAGAACTAGCCCAAGTAGTATCAGCAAAATCAGTTAATGCTGTAGTCCCACTTGTGCTAGGATTTACTCTTGTAAGAGTATTCCCTTTGGCGCTATAGTTGCCAGACGAGGCGTGTTCATTATCGGTAGTATAAGCCGTTGTAGCTGCGCTAAGTGTAGCACTACTGGTATATAATGGGATTTTAAAAGTATTACCACCACTATTTAAAAAATTATGTTTTGCTTCCAGTATCTCTTTCTTAAAACTTGTACACATTGCTTGAGTTATTGCCATTTTCACATTCTCCTTATTGCTTCCGCTAATTTAGGCTGACCAGCGTCTTTCACCGCATTATAAACTGTAGTTCTATCACTTTTAATAGCTTCTTTTATATAAAAGCAAACAACCCTACGCATATTTTCTTTATAAGCTTCTGCTTGAGCCCTTATAATAGGGTTAGCATCAACTGATATTGACATTAATTTATCTGCACATCTTTCTGACACTTCTTCAGGGGTAAACCCCCTGTTTTGAGTAGTCAAAACTGAAACTATTGGCTCTTCTGGTATATCTAATTTTAAATCAAACATTAGCTTTTAGGTACCCTAACAAGCCCTGCTCTATTTGCTTCAGTAACCTCTTTGGCTTCGCCAAAGTTTTTAAGCCTTAAAATAGCATCTTTAAATTGTCCAGCGTAATATTGCATTATATCCTGTTCTCCCTTCATGTACACGTACGCCTCTACTAAAGCGCCGTATAACATAGCTAAAGGAGCGTTTTCGCTTAACCAACTTAAAGTAGAATCTGCGCCTATAGAAGATATCGTAGTAGTAGCGCCGCTAGTACCACCAGTTATTGTTTCTCCAGTAGTAAAAGATCCTGTAGGTATAGGAACAAGCATAGTAGTAGAAGTAGGTTTGCTAGTAATAGTAGTGGATTCCCCACTAGTACTACCAGTTATAGTTTCCCCAACAGTAAAGCTTGCGCTAGAGGCTACAGTCAATGTAAATGTACTTGCAGTAAGGCTAGTAGGTCTAAAGAAATAATGAAATTCAGCAGCATAATTATCATCTGGTGTAGGGGCTAATATAAAATTAGTTATATTAAAAAAGCCATAATATTTAGGCGTACCTGTGGTAGTGCTGTTTGGGTGAACTTCTTGTATAAAATTCACATCTTTAAATAATAAAAATTCTTTATTACCGCTGTTTGTTATAGATAAAGAATATGGAGCCAAAAAATCTGTAGGCTTCTGTAAAAACTCACTTGAAGAAGTTAAAGTACCAGAAGCGTTTTTTCTAAATTCTGTTAATTGCGCGTTTTGTAATATTTTTTCTTCAGCATTTTTAATAAAATCAGGTAGATGCGTAACAAAGCTAGATTCTGTATTTTCTGCAAAATCCTGAATAGCTGTTTTTAATTCTGTATAAGTAAAGCTCATGTTGTCACCACTTTGACTGTTCCAACCAGACAGGATGGGGCAAGTAAATTGTCTGGCGATAAGCCCTCTATAGCCGCAAAACCCACGGGGTTAAACCCATGTTGAATCGCTCTTTCCTGGACAAGATTTTGTTCCGGCCTTGCATTTTTTAAGGCTTGGGAGTCATCAGCTTTTGATGTAGATTCTAATTGAGGGTGTTTAGTTTCAAACTCATCTTTACCAACTAAAGCGCCAGTCCATTCTTTTTTCATATCTTTATATCTATATCTAAATCCTGACCTATCAGATATACCAAAAGCATTTTTTCCGGAAGCAAACTTAGGCATTATAAATTACCTAAAAAAGACTGCGCTGGAACAACCAAAAATGATGCCCTGTCTCTATCTTCTGTCATGGCTCTATTAAATTCTTCTTCATAAATACCTTTAAGAAATTGAATTCTATCAGGAGCTCTCTTAACAGATATGTAATAAGCTAATCCTGCAACTAAACAAGGATAAAACCTGAAAGGTAAATCTGCTGTGTTAATATAAGTATCAGCGTCATCCATTCTAGTTAACCTATCAAACTTAACAATATCCGTATTTTTATCAGGAACAGGCCAAACTTTAAGAATAGGAGTTACTTGTCTATCTACAAAAAATTGAGAAGGTCTTCCTGTTGTGGCTTTATTTGGTATAGATATGTAATCATCTCTACTAATTCTATTAAGAGAAAAATCAGTAGAGCTTCGTGTAACCACTACAGATAATAAATCTATAGTGCTTTGTACGTTAGTTAGGTCAACTACTGCTGAAACGGTAGTAGTTGCAGAGCTTGTTCCGCCAGTTATTGTTTCAGTTGCGGTAAAGGTTCCACTAGGTATTGTAATTGCCATAGTAGTAGCACTAGGCAAACTTGTTATAGATGCTGTATCGCCGCTAGTACCACCAGTTATTGTTTCACCGACAGAAAAAGAGCCGCTCGCCCCCACGGTCATAGTTAGAGTACCCGCTGGATATTCCGCAATACCAGAAGCCATTGTGATAGACGTCTGCTGAATAGTCCATTGATTCAAACCACGATTTGACCACTCTGCCAGCATTAAGTTTAATGATCTTTTTGCTGTTTTTAGGTCATATCCTGTTCTAACTTCTAAGCCACAACGCTCAAAAGCTTCTTCTATGTAATCCGCGACATCTAATTCAAAATTAGTGCTTGATGAAGTAGCCATTATTTTTCCTAATAATTCCCACCTTAATTAAGGCGGGAATTTAACTATGCATAAAATACAGTCATAAAAGCAAAAGTAGCTAACGTATATGATAAATACGCCCCATCTTCAAACAAAATACCTTCTTCAGGAATAGTTATATCCCGTGAAGTTTCATCATCTGCAATACTTCTGAACTGCATTTTGCTTGTTCCAGTTGTTGAAGTTTGCAAAAAGTCAAGAGTACCCGCTGTAGCTGAGTTTACTACCATAACACCTTTTATTCTTGCTCTACCTTTAAAAACAACAGCTTTAACCGTTGTTCCAAGATGACCAAGTGTTACATTGCCAGCAGGTTGAGCAGACCACTCTGCCGCTGTTACTGTTTTGAAGAACTTAGCCCCATTAACAGTTTCTGCTGATCCAGTATGTGTAATTACTTCAGTCTGAGCGTCGCCATTTACATCAGTTCCGGTAATAGTAACAGTTTTACCACTATCACTTGTTCCAGCAGTAGTAGCTGTAACTATTTGACCACCAGTAAAAGTAGCCACACCGCCATCTGTATCTGTTCCATCTAAAGTAGCAGATGTATTTGGTCGCGCTGCTTCTAAAATAGAATCAGCGTCAGCCGCGTTCGCGTCTGCTGTAATTAAGATAGATTTTACATCTGAACCCGACATATTCTATCTCCTATTTAATATACTGAATATTCTAGCTCAACAGTAAAACGACCTGCGGTAGCATCCGCATTTAAAGCTGTAGTTGTACAGGCATAAAGATGTTTTCTTGCTATAGCCGCGGTAACATTTGGAACAAATATGTGATAATTTCCAGCAGTATCATTGTAGTTTATATCTATTTCAGCAACAGACTGTGTAGCACTTAATTGTTCATTAAAAGATGTTACACCCGCACCTACAATTTCAGTACCTGCGGTAACAGCAGCGTTTGTTGCTGTTCCACTAGTAGTGCTTAATTGAAGATTACCAACAAGTGTTTGACCTGCCGCAGTTGTAATACCAATTAATGCTCTGTGAATAAAAAATTTGGTCGGTGTAACCAAGCCATCAGGTGCATCAGTGTTTAATGTTCCTAGTTCGACTAGAACTTCATTATCAGCGTAAGCAGTACCAGTATCAGTACCTGCTAAAGAACCAACAAAAGTTTGAATTTTTCTAGAACCTAATGATATTAGTTGGCCTGTTGAATTAACTGAAAAACCTGCTTCAGTAATAGTGCCAGTAGCACTAGCTTTATTAATTACATTAAAGCCGCCCTCAGAACGAACTGGGCCTGAAAAAGTTGAATTAGCCATAAAAATTTCCTCATACAAAGTTTTGATTTATTAATCGTGTATGCGTCCGCCGGGGCGGTTTAATAAATCGGATATTCCCGGATATTAAGGCTTTAACTATAGCTTAAAAAATAAAAGGCGGCAACAGCCGCCTTTTATTATATTGGATTGTTATCCTTATGCTGCGCCAGCAGTTCCTAGCACACAGCGCCAGTCAGAGACGCCAAAAGAATAACGCTCACGAGCTTTGAAACGCATGTTTCCAGTATCAAAATCTCCTTCCATAGCAGTTTTGATTGGAGAACGGTTAAAGAATTTAAAACCGTTCGGTGCGTCGGTTTTGATAAACCATGCATCCGTGTCGTTGAGGTAGTGATTAACTACCGCTCCTTGCGGAACCATTCCCATACTATTTACTGCATTGGTGTCATTATCAGCAGTTCCTGGACGGAGATTGCTGTTTAGTACACGTTCTGCAACAAATTGTAGCTCTTTAGGGATAATTAACTTCTGTCCGCGGACAGCAATTTTAAGCCCACGCTCATCAGTCAAACCAGCACAGTCAATAAGAATCTGTTCGAGAGAAGTCTCGTTCAGATCTGCTGCTGTAGCTAATACATTTGATTGATTACCAGACAAAGCTGGGTGAGTTGAAGCACAAAGTGCTACACCATCACCTATAGCAGAAGCGCCAGCCGTAAACGCATTGTTTAGGATAGCTGCTGCTTTAATTTGCTTGGTTTGAGACATGGAGCGAGCAAGAGCCTTCGTATAACGACTTGCAAGTCTGTCATACAAATTATCTTCAATTGCTTCTTCCGTGATGCTAAAAGCTAAAGCAATGGTTTCATGTGTATAACGTGCAGTGTATGTTTCTTGTGCATCGTCATAGTCTATGGTTCCACCTTCAGTTTTAACAGGTGCGGTTCCAAAACCGCCTAACATTACTTCTTCTTCAAACGCACGGTCAGATGATTCTTCATCAAATACTGCCGTATGTTCTTGCTCGTACCGATCATACTCTAACCCAAATAGGGCATTAAGACCGGGTTCAAGCTCTTTCGCTAATTGTGCGCGAGATATAGCCATGATTTATGTCCTCCGGTTATAAGCCTGTTGAGTCAGCGGTAGTTTGCGAAGCGAATCCGCGAGTACCAGCGTTAAAATGTGCGTTTAATCGAACATACAAGTGTGCTCCAGCCGCAGTGTAGTCGTTGTTCCCTTCTTTGTCACATAAGCCCACAATACGCAAAGGTAAAGTGGCAGTAGTAGCAATAGTAGAAACACCTAACTCCGAGTTAGAACGTCCTGTAGAGGTTGATCCTGTGCGAGCAGACGATCCAAGCGAGGCATTCGCAAAGACAGTTAAAAGCGCAGTAGCACGGTCGGTTAATGTTGCATCTGCCGCAACCAAAAATATCTGGTTAGGGTCATCCGCAACAAGGGCTTTCACAGGGTGATTCGTGTCAACGCTAACGCTGCCAGAACCAGGCCAATGATTAAGCCATGTAGTTTTCTTAGTCGTTGAGTCTACATACTCAACTCCCATTAATACGCCCAATGCTTGGGTTGTACCGCCATCTGCGGCTCCTGCTCTGGCAATAACACCAGCAGCGAGAGGCACACAAATACCGCCATGAAAAATAGCATTAGCATTATCACTAGCTATTTCATAGTAGCTCAAGCCAGTTGAATTGCTTGCACTACCTACCATACCAACGGGACGAAGACCAAAAGCAGTTTCAGAGTTTGCCATTAAAATCTTCTCCAGTTATAGGCGGTTCACTATTTTCGTGGACCACCAAAAGTTACACGAGACTGACGTTCAGGTTTATTGATCGTCATAGTCGAATGAGAATTTTCTCGCATCATATCCTGATCAACGGCTTGCATTTGGTCCTGATTTCTTTTATTAAAGTAATCAGTCCTTTCTTTAATCGTTTCAACAGGTATACGAGCAAGTATCAAGCCACCTACTCCAAAAACACCTTCATATTTTCCTGAATCAAGTACCGGGCATTCAAAATCGGGATATTCGTCTTTTCTGACC